TCGCCAGGTATGGATGCGTTCGAGGGGGTGTGCCGTGCGCGTGGCATTGGCGTCGGTATTTCGGAATAGCGCGGGCTATCTGGGGCGCTACTTCGACCAGGTGCGCGATCTGCGTCGCGGGCTGCGGCTGCGCGGCGGCGATCTACGGCTGCTGTTGGTTCACGGTGATTCAGACGATGGCACGGGCGACGATCTGACCCGGCGCATGATGTTATGGAACCTGGACGGGGAGATTCGAGAGATCAGCCACGGCGGGCCAATGTTCGGCTCGGTGGATGTGGAACAACGGTGGCGCCAGCTGGCACTGGTGTGCAATGCGGCGCTCGACCTGGTGAGCGTTGCGGATGACGCGCTGATCTACGTGGAAAGTGATCTGCAATGGTCAACGCACACGATGCTGACGCTGTTGGACGATCTGCGGCAGGGGCTGGCCGTGGCGCCCTTATGCCTGCACAGCAGCGGTTTTTTTTATGATACCTGGGGACACAGGAAAAACGGGCGGCGATTCGATCCGCAAGCGCCGTTTCACCCAGATATCAATTTGCACGGGCTGACTGAAATTGATTCTGCCGGGTCGTGCGTGGTGATGCTGGGCGCGGCGGCGCGTGATCCTGGGGTGCGATTTGGGGAGACGGATTGCATCGTGGGATTGGGCCGGTCGTTGTGGGCGCAGGGGTATCGGTTGATGCTGGATGCGCGAGTGAGTGTGGTTCATCCGTGAGGCGCAGCAATGGCAGCTAGGACAGGCATGGCGGGCCTTATCAGTCGCTGGCGGCGGTTGGTTGATGACCCGGAATCAGAAGTTTGGACAGACGATCAAGCCCAGCAAATTCTGGACGGGCAGCGTGTTGATTTTTGGCGTGAACCGCTGCAGCCGATTGCGACGGGGCCGAGTGCGAATATCTACCAGGTCTACCGGTCGCGCTATCGGGATATGGAATCTGCTGCCAGCGGGACGATGGTCTGGCGTGTGTACGATGGCGCCGGGGCAACGATAGGAACAGCGGCCTACACTACAGATTACAACCTGGGGGTGCTGATGTTTGCTGCCGACCAGGCCGGCAGCGCCCGTTACCTGGACGGACGGACTTTTGACCTGAACGCGGCGGCCGCCAGCGCCTGGCGCGAACGGGCGGCGGTGACGGCGCGCCTATATACGTTTCAGGCTGATGGCGGCCGTTATGAACGGTCGCAATGGTTCGAGCACTGCGTCAAGATGGCAGATTACTTTGGTGCACTGGCGAATGGTGGGATGGCTGTCAGCGTGCTAGATCGGACCGATGTGGCATGACGCTGTTGACGGAGGCCGAATTGTCGGCCATGAGGGCGACGCAGGCGCAGGCGTGGCCGGACATGGCCACATATCTGACGCCGGCTTCAACGCCCAATGCCCTGGGCGAAGCCGTAATCGCCTGGGGAACAGCGGGTACGGCGATCCCTTGCCGTCTGGCGCCGGCTCAGACGCAGCCGCGCATCAGCAGCGTGGCGACAGAGACGGTCACGCTGCCCAACTGGGTAGTGACGATGGCCTACAACGGCACGGTACATGCGGGCGACCGGTTGGTGATCGGGAATCGAACGTATGAGGTACTCAGCGTGGCCGATAGTTTTGCCTGGCGCACGGCGCTGCGCATTGAGTGCATAGCGATTGAGAAGTAGCAATGGCGATTGAGGTTGAAATCCGCTGGCAGCGACATCCGTTGACGATCAGTGCTGAAGCGCAGGAGCGCGCAGAGGCGGCTGTGGCGAAAGCCAGCCATGACATTGAAGGGTTGGCGAAACGGATCGTGCCTGTGGACACTGGCAACCTGAAGAACAGCATCCAGGTGCAGGAAGATGGCAGCCTGGCCGCCACCATCGGCCCCAGGGGGGTGGAGTACGATTACTATGTTGAATTCGGCACGCGCCATATGGGTGCACGACCGTACATGACGCCGGCGGCCGAACATGTGCGCGCCGCGTTCATTGAGGCCATGCGGCAGATCATCGGCTAATTGTGGGGGTTTTGTGGGTTTACGGATTCTGTATCAGTGTAATGCGCCATGGGCGGCTACTGGGTATGGTGTTCAGGGAAAATACCTGGTGCCCAGGCTGCGTGCATTGGGGCATGAGTTGGCGTATTTCGCTTTCTACGGGCTGCAGGGCGGGGTACTGAATTTTGACGGCACGCCGATCTTGCCCATGGGTCACGCGCCATGGGGTGAAGACATTCTGCCGGCGCACATGCGGGCGTTTCGGGGGCAGGTGCACATCACCCTGATGGATGTGTGGGTGACGGAGTTCTACGGCCGCATGGCGAAAGAGGGCGGGTGGGTTTGGTGCCCGTGGACGCCGATTGACCAAGCGCCTGTGCCGAGGCTGGTGCTGGAACGGCTGGAGGGTGCACATACGGTGCTGCCTTATGCGCAGCACGGGGAAAGTGAGCTGCGGCGGGCAGGTGTGCAGAACGTGCGGTACATTCCGCATGGGGTAGATAGTCGGGTGTTATCACCGCAGGACAAAATTGCGGCGCGGCGGCAGATGGGGATTCCAGAGACCGCATTTGTAATCGGGATAGTGGCGGCCAATAAGGGGCTACCGTCTCGAAAATGTTTCCCTGAGCAGCTGCTGGCGTTTGCGCAGTTCAGGCGGAAACACCCCGATGCGCTGCTCTACATTCACTCGCTGCGGTCTGCGGGGCATGGGGGGGTGGACTTCAACGAATTGATCCCTCGCTGTGGTCTGCGGGCCGAAGATGTGCTGTTCAGCGATCAGTACCGTTACACGTTGGGCTATCCCGAATCTGGAATGGCGACGTTGTACAATGCGTTCGATTTGCTGAGCCTGGTCAGTATGGGCGAGGGATTTGGGATTCCGTTGATCGAGGCGCAGGCTTGCGGGGTCCCGGTGGTGACGGCGGCCAACACGGCCATGCCTGAATTGACGTTCGCCGGGGTGTGCGTGCGGGAGATGCGTCCATTCTGGACGCCTTTGGGATCGTGGGCGCAGATTCCAAACATCGAAGCCACTGCAGCGGCCTATGAGGTGATGTACCAGGCGCTGCAAGACCCCCGGCAGGCCCACGATCTGGCCGCAGAGGCGCGTGCGGGCGCGCTGGCGTTCGATTGGGATCGGGTGGTGGCTGACTTCTGGGCGCCGTTCCTGGCGCAACTGGAAACGGAGATTGGGGCATGAATGCCGTGGGGACGGCACTGTGGAATACATTGGCGCAGCACAGCGGGCTGATTGCCGCCCTGGGCGGCACGGCGATTTGGTTCGGTGTGGTTCCGAGGGACAAAGCTTTGCCGGGCGTGGTCATCAGCCTGGCGAGTGGCTTCGAGGAAAATCTGACGCCTACCCGGTCGGTGAATATGATCTACCAGGTGCGGGCGGTTGCGGAGACGCTGTTGCAGGCGGGGCAGATTGCAGAGCAGATTGACGCGGCGCTGCACGGGGTCACGCTGGCGACGGCGAGTTGGGGTAATTTCTGGACGGCACGAGAGTCGGCGGTGTCGTACCTGGAGGTTGATCCGGCAGGACACTCGTTCGGTCACGCCGGCGGCGAGTATCGCATCAGAATAGCAGCAGCATAGGAGGGTATGATGGCAGTGGCAGACCGGTATACCGGTAAGAACATGTATATTACGTTGAACGGGACGGTGGTGAGCGCGGATTTCACGAGCGTGAAGTTGGAGCGCGAGGTGGGAAAAGCCGAGAAGACGGCAGGGGCAGATACTCATGCGTCGTACATCCCCACGTACTTTGACACGAGTATCGAGGTTGAAACGCTGAAAAAGTCGGGGACGGCTGGCACATCGGAATGGTCTGCTTTGACCACGGTTTTGGGCGCTTCAACCGATGGCACATTGATTTGGTCCCCAGAGGGGACGGCGACGGGCAAACCAAAGCACACGGCGACGGGGTTCCTGGATAAACTTGAGGCTGAATTCCCCTTCGACGATGTCGTGAAGTTGACGATGGGGTTCCAGTGCAACGCGGCGCCGACGGATACGGTCTGGTAGTCTCGCGCTAACAAAGCGTTAGACGGAGGTTTGGAGGATTATGCGTGACAGCGTGACGGTGGTAGTTGATGGGATCGGCAGTGTAACGTTGGCTGGAGCCAGCAATCTGACGATGGACGACTTCGCCGATTGGGTGGATGCGGAACGGGAGGCGCGCCTCAGGGATGCGCGCCCCTTCCTGGCTAAGTTGGTGTCAGCATGGGACCTTCCCCATGATCCCGCTGCGGCAGCGTCGTATGGCAAATTGACGCTGCCGCAGTATCGCAGGCTGAGTCAGGCAGTGACTGACTATCTGGGGAATATCTCAAAAAACTAGGGCTGAGCGTCTACCTGGGGCTGCGTTTCGATGAGCCAATGCCGCTGCATTACTGGCGCGTACAGTTTTGTGAGCGGTTCGGGTGGACGTTCAGACAATTTGATGAGATGTCGGTGGCAGAATTCCAGGCGACGTTGGGCGTCTGGGACGGTATAGAGAAAGCACGGCCGAGATGAGCAGCACGATTGGGGATTTGCTAGTTCGGGTAGCGGCGGATGTGTCGGGGTTGACCAACGGCATGTCTGCGGCCAGCGCATCGGTACAGAGCGCTGGCCGCTCGATTGTTGGCGTGGGCGCGACGATCACGGCGGGCATTTCGGCGCCGCTGTTGGGGGTTGGCATTTCGGCGGTGACGGCGGCGGCCGATTTCCAGACGAATATGGCGATCTTCCAGAGCGTGACTGGGGCCACTACAACGCAGATGGGCCAGATGCAGTCAGTGGCGATTGCATTGGGCAACGATCTGACGATTCCGGGCGCCTCTGCCTCGGATGCGGCCACGGCTATGGTAGAGCTGGGCAGGGCTGGGCTGACGGTCACGGCTTCGATGGACGCAGCACGCGGCGTGCTGCAACTGGCGGCGGCCGGGGAAATGTCGGCGGGTGAAGCGGCGCAAACGGCGGCGGCCGCGCTCAATGCGTTTGGGCTGGCTGGCTCAGAGGCAAGCCGGATTGCTGATTTGCTGGCGGCGGCGGCGAATGCGAGCGCGGCTGATGTGAGTGAGGTAGGCGATGCCATGCAGATGGCATCATCGGTGTTTGCCAGCGCCAAGGTGCCCGTCGAAGACATGGTGACGGCTATTGGAGAGATGGCGAACGCGGGTATCAGGGGCAGCGACGCCGGCACGTCGCTGAAGCAGATGATGTTGGCTTTGCAGTCGCCCACGCAGCGGGCGGCTGATTTGATGCAAAGCCTGGGGATCAAAGTTTACGATTCGCAGGGCGCGATGCGCCCCATGCGTGAGATCGTGGG